TGGCAAATCGCTCCAGACCTGCTGCTCTGGATTGTCGCAGCGATCAGAAAACGGATTTGGCAACAGGAGCCGCAACATTGAATATCTCGGCAGAAGTAATTTTGGGAGTGATTACAGCACTCGGCGCGGTCCTGAGTGGGGCTGTCGGAAAGATGTGGATTTGGTTTACTGCCGAACTGCGTGAGTGCAAAGACGATCGGAAATCGCTCAACGATCGAGTAGAGCAGATGCACCAAAACATTGCTGAAATCAGCACAACAGTAGGACGGCTTGAAGGCCGATTGAGTGACGACAAATGACGGCGATGATAAACGTTGTGGCGTTTTTACTGTCGATGATTTGGGACGCAACAGGCGGGCTGATTTATTCAGTTTGGAAGCAGTTGCAATAGGATCGGATCGTTGATCCGCTCGGCGCGCAAAACATTGGGATTTGTCTGAAAATCGACTCCGCTGCTCATTGAGGATTTTGGCACATGAACGCATACGAAAAAGCTCAATCACTGAGCCTCAGTGGAACTGACGCGGAAATCGTGGCCGTTCTGCAATCTCTAACCACCTCAGATATTTTGGCGACAAAGCTCGGGAAGTGGCTCGGGGAGCGGTCTTTGTTGTCATGGGACGGAGATTCGTGGTTTGGGACGCTTCAGGATCTGATTGACGCTGGAGTGATCACGGGGGCGTCTCTCGCCGGAATTCGCGAACTCAAGGCAGTGCTCATCGGACCTCGGGGCGATGGGCTGGCCACTACAGACCCGAATTGGGCTCCAACAGTTTTTGAAGTTATCAGCAGCATTGCTGGCGTAACTGCGAACGCTCAAGAAACCATTGATTCGTTCTATGCCCTTGACGGTGGGCGGCCTTACAAAGATCTGACGGTCCAGGACTTTGCAGCACAGCGAACGGCAGCAGAAACCGAAGCAGCAGCGACATCAGCACGAAACGCATTGTTTACAGCGTTCCACGCTTACGTGAATGCCATTGGCACTAATGAGCAGGCCGACAAAAAGGCGGAGTTATTGACAGCACTGGAGGCAAGCTGATGGCGCTTTGCTTTGCTGCTGGGTCTAGTCAATACGCTGAGCTTCCATCGGTTTACACGAACCTGCTGGCGTCTCTTACCAACGTCACGTTCACGATCTGGTTTCGAACCACTAACGGTAACACGATGCCGTTTTTGTGGAGTACGAAAGGGGCCGGGACTGGAAAATCCTTTGTGGAAATGAACGCTCTGTTGGGCTTTTACTTCGGCACGAACGGTACGTTTATCACATCGACTGGCATGACGATCACCAGCGATACCTGGACTCACGTCGCATTGGTTAGAAGCAGCGTGACCGGGAAAGGTGAGGTCTGGATTAACGGCGTGAAAATCTATGAGGCCACGCTGCCAGCACAAGCATCAGGGACCGGCGACTTGTATCTCGGGCGGTACGATTCCGGGCTATATCTCAGCGGGAAACTGTACGATTTTCAAATCCACAACGCGGTGCTGACAAAAGCACAGATCCGAATGCGGTGACGACTAATCGGGTAGCCAGGTGGCTCATGAGTGAATCGTCCGGCACAACGATTGACGATTCTGTTGGGGCGCTCGATGGGACAACATTCGGAGCGACGTGGGACGCGGATGCTCCAACGTTTGGCGAGCTGGATTCCAGCGGCAGCACGGCAAAACCACAACACCCAATGAGTCAGCAGGTGATCGGATGAGACCAACTATTCTGCATATCGGTGGTGTGTTGTACTGGACGATTCAGACGCGAAATCCAGACACGCAAGTGCTCAAGGATGCGGATTCCACGCCGTCCGTTGCTGTGCGGAAAAACGGTTCGTCAGTCGCTGATTCCGTAACGATCACGAAGCGTTCGGCAACAACGGGACTCTATGACTGTTCGTACAATCCTGCCGGTGAAGTTGAGGGCGACACGTATCAGTTTGAAGAGTCTGCTGCTGTCACTGGAACAACTACAAGTTCCGCAACATACACAAATCAGTTCAGTGTTCGGGCCGTCCATGCAGGAGCAGTGGAACTGGACTCCTCTGTTGCCACAAAGATCGACAACATCCAAGACGCTGCAGGATACACGCTCGCCATCCTTGCCGGGGCATGTGCAGACCCGCAGACCAATTCAGAGCAGTACGATGTTACTCTGTTCGGTGTAAACTTCAGAGTCGTGATGGCTGGGCAAACATCGACCGGAGTAAGGACAGCCCCAACGTTGAGTAAACCATCATGAGCACAGGAAGATTTGCAAAACGAGGTTTCGCGTTCCAGTCGTTCGCGTTCAGAACGTGGGGGCTGGCTGGGGCTGGCGAGGCTCCTGCAGAGATTGTTGCTGGCGCATCAGTCGCAGAATTTCGAAGCAGAACAGCGACAACGGAAACGAGATCAAGAGCAGGCGTTGCAGAGTTTAGAAGTAGAACCGCAGTGGCAAGGGGAAAGCAATGACCTGTTGTTCAACGCAAGACATCCTGATTCACAGGACCGGCGAATCAAAGGTGTATTACTACGACCTAGGGGAAGCGATCAAAGGGAGAACAATCACCGCTGTCACAAGCGTTAGTGCAGATGATGCACTGCTGACAATTAGTGCGTCTGCAGTGTTATCGACAGATACCGGCGATTATGACCAAATGGGAAATGCAATCACCATCGAGGCAAACACCGGAATTCGCTGGACAATGGCCGCCGGAACCGCAGGCGATGACGATGACGAATACACAGCAACGCTGACATTCACATTCACGACATCAGCCGGAACGGAGCAGGCGAAACTCAGGGTGAAGGTGCTGTGATGCGTTCTCAAATCCTAGACGAGCATATAAATTTTCGCGCTTCGGTTTATAGAGCCCGTGGTTATATGGAGTGCAGCGAAAACAGGTGCAGGGTAGTTGAAAAATTAGCGGGTCCTTCCGGGGTTAAATGACGCCGCGCGGGGAAACTTCATCCCTGTTTTTTTGTGTTTGAAACATCGAAACATGGTTAAAACAAACAATGGCACACAAGAAGCGAGCCATCAAGAGCGAGCTGAGCCGGATTCTTGGTGTGACGCCACCGGTTCTTTCTAAATTTCAACACGAGCCTACCTTTCCCGACTTCGACAAAGATAACGCGGCAGAAATCTATGCCGTGTGCGTTTGGTGGTATCTCAGAAAAGAAGCAAACCCAGTCCCGACAGACGAAACATTGCTCGCAGGGGATGACTCAGACGGACTCGAGCGATACCGCCAAGCCAGAGCAGCACAGGAAGAAATTAAGCTCGCACAAACACGCGGGCAGGTAATCATGCTGAATGATTTCGAGGACGTTGCCCCAGCGTTATTTGGTCCGCTTCGCAGAGTGGCGGAGCATGTGAAAAGAAAAGGCGATACAGACACGCTGGAGTTGATTGAGGAGGCAAATCGCGAGGTACTGTCAAACCTAGAGCGAATCTATGGACATGATCGTTCCACAATCGAAACAGACGTGGACTGACTACGCCATACCTGGAGCAAAGGCGCTCCGGGAAGCGTTTCAGCGGATCGCAATCGTTGCGCGTTATCGCTCAATAGCTGAGTTCGCTGAGCAGGAAATCATTCTTCCAGATGGCCCATTCCAAGGGCAGCGATTCAGGATTGCACGACAACCAGCACATGGGGCCTTCTTTCGTGAGGTCGATTCAGGTAACTGGTTTCGGTATGCCTGCACAGGCCCGCAGCAATCAGGCAAAACGCTGGCGTTCGTCGTCATTCCAATTCTCTACCATTTATTTGAAAGGAATCAAACGGTTTTGTTCGGGCTGCCATCAATGGACATGGCCAACGACAAGTGGAAGCTTGACATTAGGCCAGCAATCGAAGCCAGCCAGTTCGCGAAATATCTTCCGCGAAAGGGAGCAGGCTCGAACGGCGGAACACCGGAACTTATCCAGTTTGGCAACGGCAGCAATTTGAAGTTCATCACCGCAGGCGGTGGTGATGAAAAGCGAGCCGGATTCACAGGTCCGATTCTTGTCGTAACTGAGGTTTCACATTTGGATCAGGTGGGCGGCACATCGGATGAGGCGACAAAACTAAAGCAGATGGAGGGGCGTGTCAGGGCGTATCGTGCCAGCGGGCAGGCTCGCATTTATCTTGAATCGACGGTGACGATTGAGCAGGGCCGCATCTGGCAGGAATGGAGCAACGGAACAGCAGGTGAGGTCGTTATCCAGTGTCACGCCTGCGACGAATGGATTTGTCCAGGCCGGGACAATCTTATCGGCTGGCAGGATGCTGCGACCGAAGACATGGCGGAACTTCAAAGCCGGTGGGCCTGTCCAGTTTGTGGGATTGTGTTTGATGACGCCACACGGCTGAAGCAACTGGCAAACTGCAAGGTGCGTCACAAAGGTCAGTGTATTCTGCCTGACGGAACGATCACAGGCCAGATCGTTGCATCGAAGACAATGGGGTTCCGGTACTCAGCGGCGACAAACACATTTGTGACGGCGGGCATTGTCGGAGCCGATGAGTGGAAAGGAGCACGCGAAGTCGATCAGGACAACGCGGAAAAAGAACTGCTTCAATGGACGTGGGCACTGCCTGCAAAACCAAAGGAACAAGATGTTGAGCCGTTGGATTTCCGCACCGTAATGCACAGGCAAAGCCAGTGGAAACGCGGGCTGATGCCTTCTGATGTGGTGACGATCGCTGCTGGCGTCGACGTTCGAGAAAAGCAGCTCGACTGGTTCGTGACGGCAAAGCGATCAAACGGGCAACCACTTTGCATCGACTACGGTTTCGAGCCGGTGTTGAGAGAAGCCAGTGACTTGAAAACGGCATTGAAACAGGCAATTCGATATCTGCAGGAAAAATTCGATAAAGGCTGGGAAGTCGAGGGCCTGTCAGGACTCCGCGGAATCGATATCGCTTTGATCGATATTGGATGGGAAACGGACACGATACGAGAAGGACTGAACGAGCATCAACTGTGGCGACGTGCGAAGGGATTTGGGTTCAAGCAACACGCTGGATCCGCCTATGTGGCCCCACAGAACAAAAATCGCCAGATGCACCAGATTGGCGAGGGCTGGCACGATGTGATTCTGATTCGCGGCAACAAGCGTTTTCGCGAACTGGAAAACAACGCAGACCACTGGAAGCGAAGAGTCCATCAGGCTTTGACGGTTGCGGCCGACAGTTCAGCGGCATTGTTGCTGCCAAAGTCGGAAAAGGTGGAGGGCCGAATCGAAGTAGCGAAACAACTAACGGCTGAACGTGAAACCACTCAATTTGAGGTAGGCAAAGGAACGGTTAGGAAATGGGTCCAGACATTTACGAGAAACCACCTTCTTGATGCGTGTTATATGTCTTTTGTAGGGCTCAGCGTGGCGGAATATGAGTCAGAAAAGGCACGAAAAAGGGCTGAAAATACGCCGACAAATGGCGTGATTTCAGGGAAAAAAGCAGAGCCTTTCGTAAGGAAACGCAAGTGAAGCCACTGAAAGAGCCGGGATATGTGCAGAAGACTCGACAATACTTTCATTGCAGCGTTGCGACAGGAAACGGGTGTTGCCCTGTCTGTGGAAAGTTTGCCTCTGTCGGCCGGTCGAAAGATGAATCGGGGTTTCGAACACAGTATCGATACTGTTCGTGCGGCAATAGTTTTCAAACGGTTATCAGGTTGGTTCTAAATGATTAGAACACCACACTGCCGCCGATCGCGTAGTCAATGCAACATGCTTGCATGGCACGCTCAGCATCTGAACGCTTAACGCTGTTTGAGAACATTCGCGACAAGGTTGAATCAGCCCTCGCGTCTGGATCTCCAGTCGTTTCGTATTCGGTCGACGGCCAAACTGTTCAGAAAGAACCAACATCAACCTGGCTGGCTGAACTTGACGCACGAATCGCTGACCTAAGATCGCAGGCCGGAACTGGTCTCGCTGGTCGCAAGAACCTTGTGAGGTTCCAGCGATGAACGAAGTGCAGGAAAAACAACAATCGGAGCTGGTTCGACAGGTCAAAGAAGCGGCACGGCAGA